ATGAGCTGGCGGTTGTAATCGACTGTGCGAAAACCACTCGTAATAATCATAGGGTACCCGTAAATGTCGCGTGCAATATCTAGAGCCTGCACCACGTCGTGTTCCATCAACTCGCCAGAGCCGGGCCGGTCTGGACTGTCGAACTCTGAAAGCTTGAAATACTTATACATTACAAGCCCTTCTTCGCCAACAAAATCTTGAGTTCGTGGATGCCTTCGACGCATTCCTTCAGCATAGTTTTTAGTTCGCTTTGGTCATTTTCAAGACGGTAGACCCGGCCCTTGAGTTTGGCAACCTCTGAATTCAAGGATACCCATACACCGACCACCCCAACAAGGGCTGGAACCAAAGTTGTCAACGCTTCTATGTTCATTGCTTGTAAATTTTGCGAATGCCCTCCGGTCCGGCTACGATGTAGAACCCCGTCGGCAGGTCGTCGAGTGGTCGGTAAACTCGGCGCCCGCTGAGGTCGTATATCTGCTCTTCCAAGGGCATGGCTCGTTGTTGTAAATTGTTAGGTTGTTCTTGTCCGCATGGCTGGCCCCACACGTTCAGGAAGGCCAACAAATCATTGACGTCTACTGCGCCATCGCCATTGACATCTGCCGCACATCCCACTTGGCAACCATACTCGGAAAGTAGCAAAAGCAGGTCGCCGTTGCCTACGGTACCATTGCCGTCCAAATCGTAAGGGCATTGGGATGTTGAAACGCAGAACTCAAGCGTAAGGGCATCCCAGTCGCCATCAATGTTCACTGGGTAATCAACGCCGTCCACACTGACTGCAATGGCGCCGCCATAGGGCATGCCATCGCCACCGTCATCGTAAATCGTCAACGTGTAACATCCATCATACAGGCAAGTCTGGTATTGGTATTCGTTGATGCCTGTGAAGTAGTTGTCAGCTTCAATTACTACGCCATCCGGACCTTCTAGTGTCCAAGATGTTTCGGAGGCAAAGAAATCCGTTGTGAAATGCATTTGCCAAACAGCGCCCGGCGCGTAGTTCACGAAGCCTACCGTTTCGTTGTTTTCGGGGTACTGGTCTAGAACCGTCAACACTTCGACACCGAAAGCGCCGTCCAAAGGCACGTTCTCAATGGTGACAGCATACTGTTGTCCGGAAACAAGGTCGTATAGGTCTTCGTTGTAATAGACACCGTTGGAAACAACGGCGACGGAAGCGGCTGATATATCCTGAGTGCCTTGCACCGCGATAGTTACAATGACGTCTTGTTGCGGGCTACAGAACGGCGTCGTGTATTGGACATCGACAAGGGCAAGGTCGTAATCCACCGGGGCAACGCACCCTATGCTGTAGGGCAATTCAGAACGGCTGGTCATTAACAGGTGGTGCATTTTTTCGGCCTGCCCTTGGGTGTATGCGTTGCGACAAACCTGACCCGTATAGTCCATGTAATTGGACGTCATGGCATCCGGACAGGATGGCGAATTACACGAGAAGTTGGTAGTTGTCGGTGGCGTGTCGCACACCATGTCGCCTTGAGTCGCACAATTGCTCTCAGATCCGCAAGAAAGCGTGTTGTAAAACGTGTGTTGCAAGCTGAGGTAATGGCCCAACTCATGAGTCAACGTCTTGCCCAGATTGGTTGGGGTTACATTGACACGGCTCGCAAGAATAACGATGCCGTCCAAACAGTTCCCCGTCGGACCTGTGTAGGCGTACCCCTGAATGCCACCAAAACCGTTGTTGCCGTTTATTTCAGGCACAACGTAAACGTTTACGTAGTCGTCAAGATTCCAACACCCCTGTTGCTTCACCTGCAAATCGTTGGCGCCATCGTCAAGGCCAGAGACCGCTACGCCGTCTTCAGCGAAGCCCGGTATGAAACTAAGGTCATGACGCGTAATGCCACTTGAAGGCACCCCGTCCGGGTCTCGCTGTGCAAGGCAGAATTCTATCTTGGTGTCAACCCCTTCGCCGTCCCCATCCGTGCCCGGTATGGCCCTGAAATGATTGTTGACAGCCTCGACGGCAGACAACACATGAGCGTCCGGAATATTGGCCCCTGTGCCTAGCGCGTCGCCCGCATGCATGATGTGGAAGACGATAGGCAGCGTTACAACGTCCATTTGTTCGAGTGCGACGTCAACGCGGGGATAGCCCATAAATCTACTTTGCAGGCTTCTGCATTCCTGTGCTTGTAGGTTTAGGGCTAGCAGGCTGAGCATTACGGTTAGGAGCCTTATCATTGAGCCACTTTTTTAGAAGGGTAATGTTTTCTTTTCTGTCTTTCATCGTAGAAGCTTGCGCGCCAATTCGGGGTCGTAGCCCTCGTGCCCTGTGCTGATGGTCATGCCGTTTTGGTAGTAGACCGTGCTTTGTGGGAACATGTCAGGCGACGTGTTGCTAGTGTATTCCGGGAATGACGACTGATTGGCGCAGATGTAGTCTACCATGCGTGTCGTGTAGAACTGCGCGTTCTGTCTGGCGTTTTCAATTTCTCTGTGCAGATCTGCCTGCGAAATTGCGCCAGTGTTCTCAGCCGTACGTATGACTAGGCCGCCATTGTCGAGTTTCACGTAAAGGTTTGGAATCATTTCGACCATAGCCCACCAGACCGTCGCCTTGCGAACGTAAGTGTCGAGCAACGTTTCGTAGTCGCCGGCGACGCTGCCGGCCTGCACATCAGACTTTAGCTTGTTGAGCAAGTCTGTGCCCAAATACTGTTGTATGTATTTGTCCTGCGCGAGGATAATCGAAGGAATCATCACCGTGTCATCAACCCCGCCATTCAGTTGCGTCATGCGCTTCAGATAGTCGGGATTCACAAATAGAATTTCTGCTGTCAAAGCCATCTTATCGAGGGTTTAGGTACCCATTGTTGGGCATGTTTCTAGGTTTGATGTCTTGTTTGCCTTTTGGTTCGGACTTGATGCGATTCGCACGGGCCTCTGCATCAGGCAACCGGCTGATAATGCGACGTGCTTCCGCCACTGAGACTTTGCGGTTGTTCTCCCTTTTCAAATAGGTCTGACGAATCCAGCGATGGGAACACCACGGGCCACCCTTGAATTCCCAAATTGAATACGTATCACTGCCATTTGGACCAAAGCCGGGGTTGACGGCAAGGTTGCCAGCGGCAAGAATGTCTTCTTTACGCCAGACCTTCCGAGCGCGAATCATCTGCTTGCAAAAGTCCCGGCTATTGTCTGAGATTTTGCCGTCATACTTGTATCGAATGCGGACAATGTCGTTATCCATTTCCGATTTACGCTTGCTGTCGCCGGGTACTGGCGTCGCAAAAGCCCACAGGGCATCGCGCGCTGATTCCAACTCGTCGTCAACCTCTACTTCATCAATAAGTTCGTATTCATCGGCGTCAACTTCTTCGCCCGATTCCAGCAGGTAAGACAAACAACCGGACAAGTCCAACGTGGGTTCCTCAACCGCAGACAGTTCTTCGGCAACAGTGGGCACGTCGGCCTCTGGTGCCTCAAGGCTTACGGCAGCCGGGCAGCCAGCAGCAGTCAAAATACTTACCACGCTGTCCTTGACAATCTTTTGATACGGCTGCACAACTTGTTCGTCAAACAACTGCGATGCAATTTCCAATTCTTGCGTATTGCCAAGCTGTCCCGCAGTCTTAACGCCAAACATGGCGCTGGAAACTACGCGGTGGCCAATCATAATCTTGTCAGACACCTCCGTAGACAGGAATTGGTATTGCTTGTCTGCGTCAGAAAGTGGGAACGGCTCGAAGTCGGGCTTGCGGTCTGGCGAATCGCTGTATGTGACGATAAACTTGCCTGCATTCGTGGCCCCGGCTAGTTGATTCTCAATATCATTGCGAATCCGGCGGCGTTCCTCCTGTGCAGGCACACCATTTTTGAAGTGTATGGTAAAGGAAGGCGCCAAGCCATTTTTGATATTATTGATGTGGTATTTGCCGATTTCCTTGTCCAGTTCGATGTAGTCAATAGAGCCGATGTAATCAGGCTTTGGGTAGTAGTATGAGCCGGGGGAAAACGGCTTGACATACAAGACCTGCACCGGATACTCTACGGCGGCCATCGGGTCGAAGGTTTTGACCTTTTCCGGCTCAATTTGCTTGTTGCTCCAGTCCTTGGAATAGTACATGAATTGGCATTGCTCGTTCTCATCAACGCCTCCACTGCGTAGGTTTTCGAAGGGGCAATGGCGCACCTTGGCAATTGTCGTACGATCTATGGAATAGACCACTTCAAGCGCAAACCCGCCTTGAATTTTTAAGTCTAGACACGCCTTGCGCACCTCGTCATCCAAGCCCCATTCGGCAACCTTCAATTGCGCGTCGGCGTCGCTGGTTCTAACGCCGTCGCCGAAAATCATATACGCAATCGACGTGCATAGCGCGTTGTGTGTGGCGCTAGACTTATACAAATCAATCAAGTACTGCGGGAACATATTGTCGTCGCCGTAGTTAATCCAGCCGAAGTTGCTGGGCGCTTCCTCGTAGGACCGTTCTTGGTATTCTTTAAGCTTGAGAAGTTCCATATTATTCGTAATAAATCACGTTGTCAGGGATAGTTATAGTTGGCACGGTGTAAGGTAATTCATCCGACACCTTGCAAGCGCCAACTTCGCAAATGCCAACTACGCTTTCGTCTGTTGGGTCGAGGTTCGTTGCGCTGTTCTGTCCCCAAATTTTGTAGGTGTAAAGGCCTGACCGCTGTAGCAGGATTTCGCCGTTGGTAGGGTCAT